GATGATCCTTTTGATTTGATCCTGAGAAAGTTTCTTAGCATCTTCATCATTGATATAGATATACTCTTTTTCTTTCTTATGGATTGAAAATTCATCATCATAAAAATGACTGATAAAGTCAACTACCTTAGAGGCTTGACCTCTGATAACATAAGTATCGTCATTTATTTTTAGATTAAGTGTCAACATCATTTATCCTCCATGATTTTGTCTGTGATGTATTTTGATGTGAATGCAACAGCTAGCCACAATGGAGCAGCTACAACTGATACAACAAGTGTTGGATTGATACCCATTGCCAATAAAGCAATTAGAACAAATACTGTTGAACAAATATGAACAGTACAAAACCAACCGATCCAATTGGCTTTTTGTGACAAGGGTTTGATTGTTTTGATTTTTTCCCACATTAGGCTACGATCCTTCCGTTTAATTGAGCTTTGTTAGTGTAATCTTGTAATGTACCTTTGGCTTTCCAATGCTTATCTCTTTCTACTGAAACCATACCATTCATAAATTTAGTATTTTGTAATTCATGTAGATGAACATAACCAAGTTCTGGAAACCCATGACCTAAATCACACAGACCGAACATCATTTCTTCTTCGTCCATCTCTGTGATAAGCCAAGTAGCTGCACCAATAGGAAAGAAAAACTTAACTACAGGAGCAAAGTCAATCACTCCTTTTTCTGCCTTTTGTGCTTTTTTGTTTGCATGGTGGTTTGCGATGAGTTGTTTTCTTAATGATGTTGTTAGTAATTGCATTTTGCAACTCCCTTAGTTTCTGATTAGTTTCAATAAGTAATGTATCACGTTCATATAGCTTCCATTGTAAATGGCCTATATGATTGTTTGCATCAACAAGATCAGCTGTACGTTTGGTTAGTTTTGCAACTACCTCTTCGTAGGCTTCTTCTTCTTGAAGCTGTTCTTGCCAGTCTTTAGACATCTGCCCTCCTTTTCAAAATTAATTAAGTATTCCAAATATGTTTTGGCTTTTTGTAAATCTTCGATACCATTCTTTTGTTTGTATCGTAGAATATATTTTATGATGTTACCTTGTAAATAGTTGAGGCGATTTTGGGTTATAAACTCTACTGGTTCTATTTCAAATTGTTCGTAATGTTGAGGCGATATCATTCTGATCTCCAATAGTATACAGTAGAAAAGGGCTGATCCAATATACAAGGAAGCCCTCTTCTATTCCGTATTGTTAGGTTTCAGTAGTTGTCCTAGAACGGAATCTCATCGTCTACTGTTTCATCAACCTTTGGGGATTTAGTATCACCCTTGGTTGAAGTAGAGTCAACTGGTTTTGAGTTGATAAGTCTGAAAGTTGATGACACACCAGCAAGTTTGATCTTGAAGGCAGTTCTTTTCTGACCATCTTGCTCATAGGATTCTACCATAGGAAAACCCTGGACAAAGACAGTTGTGCCAGCTGTGACATACTTCTCAATGACGTTAGTCACAAGACCTTTGCCATTTGATCCGTCCCATGCCTCACATCTGAACCAATGAGTATTTTCTCTCTTCTCACCAGTTTTTGTTGTGTAGCTTTCGTTGACAGCAATAGAGAAGTTAGCAACCTTAGTGCCATTTACTTCTTTGATCTCTGGTGCTTGACCAACGTTACCTGATACTGTGATTTGTGCAATATTCATCTGATTTCTCCTTTACGTTAGATGATTAATGATAATGCCAATAGCCCTTGGCTTACAGCAAAAAAGCATTACCAAAGGCTACTGGACTTGACTAGTATAGTGGATTAGGGACATCACCACCCGTTGCAGACACCATCTTGCTAGCTAGACTCTGCATCATTATCAAGATTATTTGGGGGGAACATTCACCCATCTAACCTTGAATCCTTTCCTGATTGGCTTTTCATACCCTATTGTCTTCTTGAGTATAAACAGCACGATTGAGATGATTGCACCACCAAGGATAGCAGCCATCATACCAGCAAATGTGCCAGCAAACATTACTATCAAGGCGATTGATGCACCAATATCTACTGCAATATCAAAACACAAAACCTTTTTGATATCGAGTTTGGCTAACATAAATAATATTGCTACAGCTGATGCGACACCAGCAATTAGGTAGAATAACATTTTAACCTCCTTGTTTTCTAATTAACTTCTTGGCTTTCTGACGATCCTTTGCCTTAGCCACTTTCTTTAGTGATTTTTCCCAAGATCTTGATGTACTATGAATCTTACCTCTACCTTTTATACCTTTACTCATAACGTTTCCTTTCTGAGGCGATAGACCCCTGGCAGAGGTTAGCCTCGGTGTTTCAATCTGATAGGCTTGAGGGAGATCAAAGAGGGAAAGTCTTTGTCGATTTGAAGGGGTCGATCCCCTGAAAATCGATTTACTGAAAGCCAATACAAAAAAAATGGAGAGAGCCTAAGCCCTCCCCTCAATATATGCTTTCTTCCTTAGATATATTCTCTTGAAGAGTGGAATAAGATCATACTTGATGATATGTAATACACCACCTACACCTGACAAAACTGTCACAAATAATAGCATGAAAAATGCAATAGGAAAGAAAGCTAAGATAGATAAATTGATAAAAAATAATCTCATAATATGCTCCAATAGGTTGATTGATGCAAGGGAGGTATAAACCAATTACAGGATTGACCTTGCACCAAAGGGGATTAGTTACTCAAGATCTTCAGGCATTTCAATGATGCCCTCTTGATTAGAGATATCAAGCATCAGTTCCTCATGAGGTTCGCTGATAGGATAGATTCTCTTGGCTTCTTTTTGATACTGCAACTCATCATATACGTCACGATTGTTGACTAGAGTATCTAGTGTCATCTTCTCGTTACGTTTCTTCATACGATGCACCTTGGCAAACTCATGAAGCTGAGTGTACTTGCCATTGTCAATACCAGTCTGACCTTGAATCATAGGTCTGAAGTGTGTAAGCAATAGCTTGAATGCATGATTGAGTGATGCATACTGTTGACGCATCTGGTCAATCTTCTTGTCGTGATCTTCCAAGATGTTGCCAGTGATCTCAATGCCAACGTCCTGACGAACCTTGACTCTGCGTTCTCTGAGCAGCTTCTCTGCACGTTCCATAACATTGTCCCTCATCTTCTCAAACATACGAGGTAACTGATCCTGAAGTTTGGCTTTGATGATAACCTCATTACCATCTTCAAACATCTCAGCAAATGACAATGCACGTCTGATGAACTCACCCTCCCAATCTGCTGTATAAGTAGACTTGGGTTTGAACTCTCTAGCAATAGCATCAAGCTGTTCAGTAGTGATCTGATCTAACTGCTCACCAGCTTCGATCTCTGATTTAGTCTTGTTTGATTCTTCAATTTGATATGTCATGATATGTTCCTTTCTCTGACATTGAAGGGGATATATAATTATACCCCCTATGATTTGGCTTTTATTTTCCTGATACGTCAGCATCAGTATAATAAGTTTGTCGAATGATGTTGTTACCATGCTTCCGACCTTGCCTGTAGTCTTCAAGCCAGTATCTTGGGCAAAAGGCTGAAGCCCTACTTGCGTGCCAAAATAACCTGATGAAGTCTTTATCTTCTTTGATCTCAGAAGTTTGTTTGATATTCATGTTAGCCTCCGTTAGTTGTTCATGTCATGTTTGATGGTGTTGAGTTCATGAACACGATCCCAATCACCTGCCTCGATTGCAACCTGTATGTCCCAGTCTAGCTGACTAGATGGTAGCTTCTGCTCCCTGAATGGCATACGTTCTTCTGTATCAAGTAGATCAACTGTAGAAGTATCTTGATATGTTACCATATCCTCTAGAACCTCTAGATCACTTGCTTGGCTTTTGATAAATAAATCTAACTGTTTCATCGTAGTATCTCCTTTTGTACAGTTATTGATATTCAAGCACTACCTACTGCGTTGTGTACTGCTCACTTACGGCAACCGATTCACACCGAGGAAACCCCCAGAGATACTTTCTGTAGTACGTCCAGTTTTTCGTACTTCACGAAAAAGTTCATCTTGACGTACTTAGAAAGGATTAAGAAATGGGGAGGGTAATAGTGAGGACAACAATGTAAGACCATTTCTGTAGGGGTTGTATGGTGTGGTATAGCTCCTCGGTACGTGAGCAGTGCAGAACGTAGTAGTAGTAGTAAGCCTGTTCTTAGAAAGTGGGACACGGTTTTGACCTGACGTACTTCACGTCAGACAAAATTCTTACGAACAGAAAACTTTGTACTGCCAAAGGCATACAACAAAGTTTTACGATTGAAGCATGGGGGCTACCCCATGCAATATCGTGTTATTCAGCACAGTACGTAGCCATGAGTAAAGAATAATATCGTGCCATGAAGCACATATTATTCTGCATCGAACTCAACCTGACGTTCTTCACGTCAGATGAGCTTGTATCTACTTTTGGGTATCACGTCCCTTTTGCTACACAGAGGTACTTCACCTCTGACGTGCAAAAGGAAACGGCTACTCCAAAAGGTATAAAGGGTCTGTCTAGACCTAAAATTTCTCTTAGACCCCTGTCAGGGAATGTGATGAAAGGGATTGTTGTCGAACAATATGAATGTGTGTGGCTCGATGCCACCTCATATTCATTCGTAATAACAAGGACTTACAAATGTGAATTGACATTGATATAGCACCTATGGTTATACTCTCGTAGAGTAATAATAAGAGCTGCCCCATGAAAGCAAGTAACGATCAACAGCAACGATACCAAGGGTCAATAGTTCCGTTAGAGGATATACAAAAGCATAGTGAATTGCTACTACCCAATCACAAACAGATAACAGAAGCACAGGCTGAATTAGTACACGCAATGTTGCATGATGGTTGCAACCCCACAGAGGGAGCAAAGAGGTTAGGTAGGAACAAGGCATGGGCATACAAAACCATTGCAAAGCCTCATGTTGTGGAGTACAGACAGCAGATAGCAATGAACTGCTTGGGTTGGGACGCAACACAGGCATTGGCAACTATGAGAGAACTGCTCAATGCAAAGTCAGCTTTC